CACTCTCGCCATTCTGGTTACCAGTGACTTGTTGCTGTCACCATTGCCATAGATCTCCTCGTGAACCGAATCGATTTTCTCTTTGATCTCAGGTTTGCACTGGCAGTCCATAGCAGTTCCTTGTTTTCGAGTGTAGTTGCGTAGAGCGGTGATCTTATACTCCCGGAGGGATATCCTTGAGCAGGAAGATCTTGTTGGAAGTCACACCAGAGAACTCGGTGGAGATGACTACGTTGAAGAGGCCATCAGCCTCTCCCGACCAGTCAACTGTCCAGCGTAGTCCGGTGAAGATCACCACCCGATCCAGTTCTTTGGAAGCAACTACGATAGTGGTATCCTTGCTCATGAACAGAGTGCTTTCCAGGAAGTTCTTCTGCTTGGTGGATAGTCCGGAGATGTTTAGTTCGACTGTACTGGTGCGCTTGCCAGGAATGGTATAGTTGCGGGTCTTGAGCTTGGTCAGCTTAGAGTCCGTCTTACCGGGTTTCTCAGCCAGTTCACCAAGTAGATCAAAGTTAGTGGTAAGCTCCGTTTTGACCGAAGCCTGATTGGCGTACAGCGTATCGAGGGCTAATTGGTCGTAGGTGCCGATCCCGAAGTAAACGAGATCGGCAACCAACACGTCCATCAGCTTGCTGAAGCCCAGATCACCCTCGGTCATGTTGGAGGGATAGGTGGGCTGCGAAATAGGCTGGGGCATCAGAACACCCCTTTGATCGCCTTGCCGATGCTAAAGAGCCATTTGCGGTTGTGGAACACGTATTCGATGGCTCCTCCGATGGTGCCGAAGACCTTGAGGATGACATTGGTCTGCTTGGCCGGGAGGGACTTGGTAGCCCGCTCCACCGCCAACTGCTTCTTGGCATAGTCGTCCAGGTCCTTGGTGGCAGGGTTGATCTTGATATCCTGGATGATGTCCAGGATGATAGCCAGAGCCGAGTTGACCTTGGCCTTGTCGATCAGCGTGCCGGTAGTGCGGGATATGATCCAGACTACCAGAGCCGAGATCAGGCCCAGGAAAAACTCCTGATTGGCGATGATGAAGTCCATTGATACTCCTTTATCTGGTTATTTCTTAGGTTGTGAGTTTGAACACTTTCACGAAGCCGGAGATGTAGGTGATCCCAGGACGGATACGGATGTACCAGTGGTACTTCCAATCGCTTCCGTGGTGTTCGACTTTGAGTTCGGCATCAGTGCGATAGCCGACGATGATGAACTTGGGCAGTCCGCCGATGATGTAATCGGCATCCATGAGACGGGGCTTTACGGGGATACCCGCAAAGGATACGTTGCCGCCTTCGAGCAGCAAGCGATCTCCGGCTCCGGTCTCACGCTTGGCGAGTTCGGCCCGGATGCGGATCAGATCCTTGTGAGCCACGTAGAACTTGAAGTTCTCCTGCTCTTCCAACATCTCGTCAGAGAAGGCAAGGAGAGCGGCTTCGAAGCGCTTCGCCCAGTCGGTATAGGTGGTCTTGGAGAGGTTAGTGACGTCGGTGGCGGTGGTAGCCAGTTTGACCACCCCATCCAGAGCCTTGATCTTGGCGGTGGCAGAGGCCCGATCACCCTTGAAGAGCAGCAAGCGGATGGCTTTCTCGGTCTTCTTGGCGATGTGGTTCTCCACATATGCTCCGAAGGCATCTTCGCCGTACTTGTCCTTGTAGAACTCGACCACATCCCTGCCCAGGGTGAACTCGGCATTGAGTATCCCAGTGGGTACGGAGAGATCGGCAGTCGAAACGTTCTGAGCCGTTAGAGCGCCATCGAGGGAGTTCTTGAAGACCAGGTCATCGATCAGGCCGACGTCGATCTTCTCGTCCTTCAGCAGTGGCAATACCGAGATATCCGAGAGGGTATCTCCGGGCTGGCTGCCAATCACCTCATCGATAAAGAGGCTGGTGGTATTGGCTGAGAGGATGTTCATGGCCTTGCCGGAGTCCACGTCAGAGATGCCTTTGTATATCTCACGATGGTTTGCTTTGACCATGATCTTGTTGCCGTCGATGGTAACTTCTTTGTCCACATTGGACTGGTTAGCATCAGGCTCACCGGGAATGCTCTTGGAGATGGCTCTGCTCATGGTGACAGAGAGGTCTTTGAGGCTCTTCTCGATGCTGTGGATGGCATCGCCCAGCTGGAGGTTGGGGTTACCCTTCTCCAGTTCACTGATCTTCTCAGTGATGGCGGTAATGCCCTTCTGCAGCTCGGAGTTGTTGTTATGCTCCGCAACCTTACGAAGGCTATTCAGTTCGTTTTTGATCTCGGCAAGGCTGGCTTCCGCACTGCGGTAGTCATCGGCTCGACCGTAGATCGAGACTCCATTGAACTCTCCTTTCTCGACCTTCTGCCAGAGATCACTTGAGAGATCTTCGCACTTGAGGACTTGCACCCAGGAGCCAACTTTAGTATCGGGAAAATGCTCTCTGTCACTGGTCTTGAGGATGTAGTTCTCGACCACGGTGAACTCAGGCACCGGTTGCATGTTGTGGTTCACATCGCACTTGCCGACCAGGCCATGCTTAGCGAAGTGATCGCAGGACTTCTGAATCTCTTCCCGGGTGTAATAATCACCCTGGGAATCGTGGATATTGGGCTCCATTAGAGTGACGTAAAGCCGTCCCTGAGTGCCACTCGTTTCACTCTTGAACTTGGTGGAGTTGATCTTGTGTTCAAAGCTTCTGCCTGAGGCATTCTTGACCACAAAGCCCTTCTGATTGGCGGGAGTCATCTCATCGAACAGAAGCGAGACCAGCTCGACTTCCACGTTGCGAAGTTCTCCCTTGAGAATGGTGCGTTTACGATTCACGCTACCTCCTTGTTGTTGATTGTCAGTTATGTAGTTGTGCATAGTTTACTGCGCTCCGAAGTTCCTGTTTTGCATGAAAAGCTGTTCGTCAGCGGTTTGCAGCACCTCGGTCAGATTACCAAAGTTGAAGTCCTCCGGTTTTACATTCCATCCGAAGTCGAAGTTGAACTCGTTCGCCAGAGCCAATGCGAGGCGATTCTGCAGCGGTCTAACTACGAACTGGTAGAACATCCGCATATCGCTACTGTTATCGCCACCAAGCTGCCCTGGGATAAGCTGTGAGACAATCCTGGCGGGTACCCTGTGATAGGCGAGGATACCTTCCCTGAGGTCTTTCTTAAGTCCTAAGAAGCCACCTTCTCTGTCCTGTTGACGGAGTGGCTCAAGGCGTATCTTCACGTCCCGGCTCTCACTCTCGATCAGCACTGTGGAGTGGCTCTTGGCATTACCTTTGACCTCAGTAAGAGCCTTCTCAATCTCGGTGTAGGCATCGGTCATTACCTCATTGCCCTGCTCATCAGTGACGGTGCCGTCTCTGAGAGTACCGCCTTCCACGATCACGAAATAGTCGATCATCAAGCCGTTCTTGAAGTTGTTGTAGTCGAAGGTCTTGATCTCACCCAAGATCTCGATGTTGATGGCAATCGGCAGGCAAGCCAGGCCCCATGCATTTGATCTATGTGTTGACTTCTTCACATGGATGATGTCTTCGTAGGCGAAGTCCTTCTTCTGGTTGTTCTTGACCTGGATATAGTTGGGTTTGAAGAAGCCGAACTCGTCATAGTTCTCCACGATCTGCACTTCAGAGGGCAGCATCCTCTCCAGACCCATCCACTGGCCTTGGGCATTGCGCATCTTGATCAGGAAACCGTTACCACAGGCCAGATAGAACTTCATCAATTCCGCCAGAATAGTAGTCTGGTCTTCACAGGCCGGGAACTCAGCATCTTTGATCCAAGCATTTACTTGGCTGTTCTTGCAGTCGAACTGCATGATGGTTGCCATGGTCAGGGCATCGATACAGCCGGAGTGGTACTCATCAGTATCTAAGAGATTGAGCAGGTTGCTCATTGAATAGGGCTGAGAGACAACTTTCTTGGTCTCGGCTGCCTTGGATACCAACTGCTTACCGATCCGCTGATACTTGGATAGATCTAGGCATTCAGTCTTGTACTTGCTCTCCAATAGATCTGCAGCTGAACTGATCGCCAGGTTATAGGCTCCTATACGCATCACTCTCACGATCCCGCTCCAGTGCCGTTTTTCAGCAGGTCAATCTTGGCGATCCTGACCAGTCTGGTACCGTCTATGCGGCTGGTATAGTATTCCACACTAGGCAGGTCCCGGTTCATCAGCTTGAGGTAGAAAGAGCGGAACTTTTCTTTGAGAGCATAGAGAACAGCATCCGGATCACTAACTTTCTGGGCATTGACGATCAGGAAGACTGTCCAGGCGATATCGGTGTCCACATACTGCCTGGATGTGCCATGCTTACCTGTCTCGGAATCGAGGATCAGGATAGCGCAGGGCAGACTCTTGGGGATATTGTCCTTGTTATACATCACTTCGGAGATACCGGAGAGATTCAATGCTTGGGTTATGCGGTCTCTTTGGAAGATGAACTTCTCCAACGTGGTCATAGACTTACCTCGATGCTATTCAATTGCTGGTATATCCACTGCTCCCGGTTTGAGATAACTTCAGCGAATACATTACGGGCAGTAATGCCTTCCCGCTTGATCTTGCCCCGGATGAGATAGGCGATCTCGGCTACGGTCAGCGCTTTACCTGTATCTTTATCAGTCCAAGACAGGTGTTTGCGTTCGACCCAAGCGATTAGTGGAGCGATCGGAGTCCAGGAAGGCACTTTACCGCCCAAGACGAAAGGCTCGTGACGCACGTTTGAGCCTACCCTTAGGATCATGGCTGTATCGGTGGTTTGGAGCAAATAGCCGGTATTGCCATAGAAGTCACCCTTGTCATAGATCTGCTGTGCCAGAATCTCCTTGCGGGACTCGGCATCGATCACAGAACCGATCAGATGCAGCCGGCTCTCCAAAGCAGAATAGATAGCTCTGTAGATCTCGATCATCAGCTCATCCGGAGATGTAACATCACGATCTGGCATCAGATCACCCCCACACGGATGGGACGAGCTTGTCTGGGCTTGAGTTCGTTCAGGCGATCCAGACCGGCAGGATTGAGATAGGCTTGCAGGATGGTGAGTGCTCTCAGCTCAAGATTGGCTTTGAATGCGTCAATTTCGCTCCCTGTGAGCAGTTCGGTGGCAGACTGGTCTAATCCTACGGTCTTGACTATTCCCTCCCCCAGGGTCTTTAAATTGAGAAACTCAGCAGTGGAGTGCAGCATCAGGAACGAAAACCCAAAACGAAAAGAAATCAGGAATGGCTCCTCTTCCGGCATATCTTCGTGAGTTGCCCGATCATAGTGCTCCTGCATAACTAGTGAGTGGATCATCTCCAGAACCAAGCCCTGATGCTCTTTGAAGATGCCATTGTTGGACATCTCCTTGGGCAGGTTGAGGATGGCGAGCATGGCATCGGTCTCGACCGGGATAGGGATCACTGGCCCTTCCTCATCATCTCGGAAAGCTCAATGGCTCTCATTCCCACTTGCTTCGCCCACTTGGAGGCTAGCATGTTGTTTGCAGCTCGCTCCCAGTCTCCGGCACCGATAAAACTCAGGGTGTTCTTGAACTCCAGGAGCCCCTTGATGCCCAAGTTGAAGCACATATTGAGCAGCACCGACTGGCGAACCTCATCGAGCTTATTGTAAACCTCAGGTATCTCATCAATCAGCCACTGCTCGCAGTCCTGGATATCTCTCTCCAACATGGCATAAGCTTCTTTCTGGGATATCCCCCGATCATCGAGATTGCGGCCGATACCGATGGTCAGTTTGCCTGCGGTGCAGCGGTATGGCTTCAGTCGCAGACCCTCATGTCTGACTAACTGAGCCTTGATTCGGTTCATCAACGCTTCGGTCATGCTTTCTCCTTGTTCCATATGTGATCATTGATCCAGAGCCAGGAAAGCACTACCCTGTATGCTGACAAATCAGGATGAGCAAGGATGAGACAGTTTTTAGGATTGACAGAAATCAACGCTGCATATCCTTGCTAAAATAGAAATTCACACTGTGAGGGATAGGTGAGACAAATCAGTGAATATACGAGCAAAGCCTTGGAAGACAGGCTGTTGATTGCTGATGACAAGGAGCAATTGATGTTATGTTGCGCTTCTTTGTGCCAACATGAGTGTCTTTGTATGAACAAGCTGTCGAAACAGAAGTATTTGGATTATAAGAGGTAATCAATGTCTGGTGATTTAACTTTTCTAACCAATGAAGCCAATCGTAGTCTCTTGCGGCGACTAGAAGTGTTAATGGCAAGCACCCAGTTTTTTGATTGCCTGGTGGGTTACTTTTTTGTGAGTGGTTTTTATAAGCTATACAAATCGCTTGAGCATGTAGAGAAAGTCAGAATACTTGTTGGCTTAAGTACGGATAAGAACACGTATAACCTCATTCAACAATCAAAAGAGCAAAGCGAAATTCCACTGATGTCTCAGGCGCAAATAATTGAAAAGGCACCTGATGCTATTCTTGATGAGTTGGAACACTCTGATGATTCTGTTGATGTTGAAGAGGGTGTCACCAAGTTTATTGAGTGGCTAAAATCTGGTAAGCTTGAGATAAGATCATATCCAGATGAAAGAATCCATGCTAAAGTATATGTAATGTCTTTCGTTAGTGGAGACAGAGATGCTGGTAGGGTGATAACAGGATCGAGCAACTTGACTCAGTCTGGATTAAGAGATAATCTGGAGTTCAATGTCGAACTTAAGAGTAGAGCTGATTATGATTACGCAAAAGAAAAATTTGAAGAGCTATGGCAAAAAGCTACTGATCTTTCAATAACATATGATGATACAATAAGAAACAAATCTCCTTTTGCTCAATTTACTCCATACGAATTATACCTGAAATTTTTATATGAATACTTCAAGGAAGAGCTTAACCTACCAGACAATCTTGAGGATATTTATGTCCCAGAAGGGTTTATTAAACTAAAATATCAAGAAGATGCTGTAGTAAGTGCCAAAAAAGTTTTAGAAGAGTACGGCGGGTTGTTTCTATCAGACGTTGTGGGGCTAGGAAAAACCTATATGTCTGCTTTGTTAGCACAGCAACTTGATGGGAGATCATTAGTAATAGCTCCTCCTCATCTTCTTGATAAGAATAATCGTGGGTCGTGGCCTAATGTTTTTGGAGACTTTAGAGTTCCACACACAGACTTTGAATCAATCGGAAAACTTGAATCTATTCTCTCTCGGGATGTATCGAAATACAAGAATATATTCATTGATGAATCTCACAGATTCAGAACAGAGATGAACCAGACTTACGCAATGTTAGCACAGATTTGTCGTGGTAAGCGTGTTATCTTAGTTTCTGCTACACCTTTGAATAACTCGCCGGACGACATTCTCAGCCAGATGAAGCTGTTTCAAAATGGGAAAAACAGCACTATACCCAATGTCAGAAACTTAGAAGCTTTCTTTTCTCACTTAAAGAAGAAGCTCCAGGGCTTGGATCGAAAGACTGATAGGGATGAATATATTCGAATTGTTCAGGAAAATGCTGCCCAAACGAGAAACTACATCCTAAAGTACTTGATGGTGCGAAGAACGCGGAATGACATCATCAAATACTATGCAGATGACCTCAAATCACAAGGGCTCACTTTTCCCAAGGTTGCCGATCCTGAGCCTCTATTCTATCAATTTAATGCTACAGAAAATGCAATATTCCTCGACACAATGAAGATAATCACCCAGTCCTTTGTATATGCTAGGTATCGTCCACTTACCTACTATAAAGGTGATGTGGATCATAGGGATATACAGGGTCAGAGAAACTTGACCAAGTTTATGAAAATTCTACTAATCAAACGCTTGGAAAGCAGCTTCTATGCTTTTAAGCTTACTATTGATCGCTTTCTAAAGTCCTACGAGAGGGTCATCAAGGAGTTTGAGAAGGGTCATGTTTACATAAGTAAGAAGCATATCACGAAAATCTTCGAGTTGTTAGATGCAGCCGATTACGACACAATAGAGAAATACCTTGAAGCTGATAAAGCAATTAAGCTTGATGCGAAGGATTTCCATCCCGATTTTATCAAGCATCTGAAAAGTGACTTAGCGACACTAGAAGATATTCAAAAAACGTGGGCTACATTAACTCATGATCCCAAATGGGAGACATTCGCAGATGTGCTAAAAGTAGATAAACATATAAACAAGTCAAAAGCAATCATCTTCACCGAATCAAAAGAAACTGCTGAGTATCTATTCAATAGAATAAGCAAAGAAATAGACCCCAAAGCTCTCTTATTCTCCGGATCATCCAGTGAGTTACATCGTAAAGAAGTTATTTCGAATTTCGATGCAAAGGCCTATGATCCAAAAGATGACTATCGTATCCTGATCACAACTGAGGTGTTATCTGAGGGAATAAACCTTCACAGATCTAACATTGTGATCAATTATGACATTCCTTGGAACCCAACCCGGCTGATTCAAAGAGTAGGGCGTATCAATCGTGTGGATACAGCGTTCAAAGAGATTTATACATACAATTTTTTCCCCACAGAAGAATGTAATGACGCCATTAAGCTCAAAGAGGCAGCAGAAGCTAAGATACACGCTTTTATAGAGATGCTTGGCAATGATGCTCGATTGCTAACTGATGGTGAAGAAGTCAAGTCTCACGATCTATTTGCAAAGCTAAATTCGAAACAGACCATTACTGGGGAACAAGAAGAGGAAGATAGTGAACTTGAGTATCTAACGGAAATCAGAAAGATCAGAGACGAAAACCCCGATCTGTTTACGAGAATTAAAAGACTTCCCAAAAAAGCACGCTCAACAAAGCTAATGCTGTCTCAAGGAAGTAAACACAATCTGGAGTTACCCGGACTTCTAACATACTTTAGGCAGGGAAGACTGGATAAGTTCTTTGTTAGTACGATTGCGAGCAAAGACTCCTTGGAGTTAGATTTCTTCCAATCTGTACGCATACTAAAACCTGATGACGTAAATGAAAATAGGAAAGATATCCCATTGCACTTCTATGAAATGCTAGCCAAAAACAAATCTGCGTTCGAATTTGCTACCAGTATCGAATCTGAAGAGCAAATGCAGAGTCATAAAGGTAATACCAATGAAGTATATATTACCAAGAGGCTAAAATCTAATGAAGTCAAGAAGTATCACGGTTTCACTGATATTGAGGATGACTATATAACCTCAGTGATAAAACTTCTTAATGATGGAGCATTGCCCAAACACACTGCGAAAAAGATAGCAGACAAGCTTAAGAATGAGGCAGACCCTTTGAAGATACTCGGTATCCTTAAGTCAAATATCTCACCAGACTTCTTTAATCCAGTTATAGCAAAAGACGCTTCTCAAGCGTTTAAACCGCGTGAAGTAATTCTATCATCATATCTTTTGGAGGGTAAATGACTAAGCAACAGTCTTATGAGTTAATTAAAACCACATTTACACAATCGTTTGATAAAGACAGATTTGCTCATTTTGTCAATGAGCTGCTAAATGGTTATGATCAATCGAAAGCAACTTCTTATACTGGTCAGATGGTGAAGCATGCCTTCAAAGAACATGTGAATCATTGCCATCGATTAGGCACTTATACGACTCCTCAGAAAGAAACTATCGATATCCTTACAGTTCATCTTACCAAGGACAGCAAACTTGAGAAAGCACGAACAGCGATAAGAAACTATGTAGCTTATCACCTTGACCAACATGGGAAAGATGCTGCATTGGTTGCGTTTGTTTCTCCCTCAGAAAAGCAGTGGAGATTCTCCTATGTGAAGCTTGAGTACAAAACCGTCACCAAAGATTCCGGTAAGATAGCTACTGATACATCCTTGACCCCCGCTCGGCGTTTTTCATACATTGTGGGGGAGGGAGAAAGCTGTCACACGGCACAAACTCGTTTTGTTGGATTATTGGAAAACACGCTACTAAAACCAAGTATCGAAGACATTCAAGAATCATTCAGTGTGGAGACAGTTACAAAAGAGTTCTTTAATCAGTATGTAGTGCTGTTTAAGAGATTCTGCAGCGCTTTAGAATCAATAGTTAAAAAAGATTCAAACCTGCATAACGAGATTCAAAGGAAAAACATAAATCAAGTAGAGTTCGTAAAAAAACTCATGGGACAGATAGTATTCCTCTATTTTTTGCAACGCAAGGGATGGTTAGGCGTCCCCAAGGGTTCGAACTGGGGAGAAGGCCCCAAGGACTTTCTAAGAAAGCTTGCAAACAAAGAATATGTAGATTATGTTAATTTTCACAACGATGTGCTTCAACCTTTATTCTATGATACTTTAGCAACTGATCGTGGTCATGAAGCATGGTCTAAAATACTCAACTGCAGAATACCATTTTTAAATGGTGGCCTCTTTGAACCGATGGGAGATTTCGATTGGAAACGCAACCCCATATCGCTGCCCAACAACCTGTTTAGTAATTCTACATATATTGACGAGCATGTTTATGGAACTGGGATACTCGACGTATTTGATCGATACAATTTTACTGTGAATGAAGCCGAACCACTAGAAAAAGAAGTTGCCATTGATCCTGAAATGCTTGGAAAGATATTCGAGAGCCTGATTGAAGAGAATCAGCGCAAAGGGCAGGGAGCTTTTTATACTCCAAGAGAAATTGTACATTTTATGTGTCAAGAGAGCTTAATCAATTACCTTGATAGTCAATTAAACAAGACAGCTGTAACGGTAAACAGAGACGATATAGTAACATTTATTCAGATTGGGGACCATGCTGCTTTCTATGAGGCAGCCAGACTTTCCGGATACAGTAGTTACCTTCAAGAAATACCAGATAGCATTATAAACAATGCCAGGATCATTGATGACAAGCTAACCACAATAACTGTTTGTGATCCAGCGGTAGGTTCAGGAGCATTCCCCGTAGGTATGATGAAGGAAATAGTACGATGCCGCAGTGCTTTAACACCATATTTTAATGATGTGCATGACAGGACTCCCTACAATTTCAAGCGCCATGCTATTCAAAGTAGCTTGTACGGAGCTGATATAGATCTTGGGGCAGTAGAAATAGCTAAGCTCAGATTATGGTTATCCTTAGTAGTTGACGAAGAGAACGTACAGCAGATTAAACCTTTACCTAATCTTGATTACAAGATAGTTGCTGGCAATTCGCTAATTGGTATTGAGATAGATGCTCTTAATGACTACATGACCGTACAAATCGAAAAAGAGAAAGACTCTTTATTCGATGAAACAGATGCAGATAAAAAGGCTGAACACAAAAAGACCATTGACGTTTTGATTAACACACTAACCCATGGGATGAAAGTTTTCGATTTCGAGCTATTTTTCTCCGAGGTGTTTCATAAAAAAGATGGTTTTGACGTGATAATAGCTAATCCTCCCTATGTAAAAGAACAGGGTCACAAAGAGATATTCAGGGAAGTCAAGAAGGGCAAACTACGCAAGTTTTACAATGGTAAAATGGACTTGTTCTACTTCTTCTTTCACCTGGCATTAAACTTAACAGCCGATAATGGGTCCATTGCATTCATTACTACGAATTATTTTCCCACAGCAACGGGGGCATCGGTATTGAGATCTGACTTTTTCAATAGAGCGTGTTTCTTGCGCTTAATAAATTTTTATGAACTCAAGATTTTTGAATCAGCTCTTGGGCAGCACAATATGGTGAGTATTTTAAAAAAGGCTTTCAATCCTACTGTGGTCTGTAATACCTGTATTACGCGGAGGAGGGGCATAGCAACCCCGGAAATCTTAAAAAACATCTTTTCTGGCACAGATAAAGAAACCGTTTATCATTCCATCCCACAGAAGAATTTATACGATGGCGAAGAGCACTATATCCGATTAGAAAGCGATATTATGTTGTCGGGCGTCAATATCCATAGTATATTGACAAAACTGCAAAGAACGAGTGTTACGTTAGGGAGTGTGTGCCAAGTAAACCAAGGAATAGTAAGTGGTTGTGATAGTGTTTCAAATAGAAATATGGATGCAATTTATGATACTGAAGTACAAAGAGGTGATGGAGTATTCGTTTTTGATTTAAACAACTCACGTGATCAAACGGTTATCTCATCATTCAACGAAGCAGAAAACGCACTGTTGAAACAATTCTTTAAGAATTCAAATATAGGGAAATATGTTTGCCATGATACTACGCCAAGGAAGATACTCTATCTGGACAGGAACGTCATGTCATTGGCCGATTTACCTAATATAAACAGACACTTATGCAAATTCGAGGATGTTTTGAACCAACGCAGAGAGGTTGTTAATGGGGTAATTTCTTATTTTCAACTGCAATGGCCTAGATCTATAGATATTTTTACTAGTCCTAAAATCGTGGTCCCTCAAAGATCCAGAAGAAATACATTTGCATATAATGAGGACGAATGGTTTAGTAGTGCAGATTGTTACTTCATTACGAAGGCAAACTATAACATCAGCCTTAAATACGTTCTTGCGCTTCTGAACAGTAAAGTCTACTACATCTGGCTATATCATAAGGGCAAAAGGAAAGGCGAATTGCTCGAATTGTATGCAAAACCTCTTTCAGAAATCCCCATCAAACTTATTTCTCCAGAAGATCAGGAATTGTTTATCGAGTTAGTCGATGAGATTATACTAAGTAAGCAGGACGATTCTTCTGCTGATACATCCTCACTCGAAAATGAGATCGATCAATTAGTATACAAGCTATATGATTTTTCTCAAGAGGAGATTGATTTCGTGGAAAATGAGTATCAACAGAAGATTGCAATTAGCATGAATGATTCGATTATTGCGGACTCAACAGAAGAGGATTTATAACAATGGCAAGTTCTGAGTGCCCAATATGTAAAGCGGACAACATAACGCTCGCAGCGCATAGTGGTGGAGCTGATAGATCGGTTATTGTTTGCCCTAACTGCGGGCGGTATGAGATTTCGGGTACAGCATACGCTACTTTCAGTAATAAAGTGAAAGACGCAAAACTCTCATTCGCAATCAGAACAAGGTTTTATAGAGATGAGCATGTTTATGTTAGCGCATCAAATAGGGAGGAGATATTGGCTGGCATCTTTGTTCCTGTTAAAGTCAAAGACATTGCAGAATTGGTTTTAGTTAAAGTCTTCACTGATGAAGATAACATATCTAAGGAGTTGGCGCTTTCAATGGAGAACGCTCTTCAGTTTGGTATTGAAAACGATACTAAAATGCAAATGGTACTAAATTACATTGAGAGCAAAGGTTGGTTCAAACTACTTAGATTTTCTGGCGGTGGTGCGCATTTATCTTTAACTGGGGAAGGTATAAGTCATGCTGAGGACATTATAAACCCAAATTATGAATCAAAACAGGTTTTCGTAGCCATGTCGTTCAACCCTGAGTTAGATACATTATACTCCGATGCTATTCAAGAAGCTGTTAAGCACTGCCATCTAACTGCGTTAAGAAGCAAAGACTTTGATTTTAACGATGAAGTAATCAAGAATATACAACTCCAAATAGACAGTAGTAGATTTGTAATTGCTGACTTCACAGACAATAGACCAGGTGTGTATTACGAGGCTGGATATGCCACTGGTCGATATATTCCGGTTATATACTGCTGTAGGGAGAGCGACAAAGTGAACATACACTTTGACATAGACCACTTCAATTTTATCTTCTGGAGTGACCTGGAAGGCTTGAAGAGTGATCTAATTAAGCGTATTACAAATACTAACCTATCAGGCTAGTCAAATAATACAATTGGATGAGGAGTTAAAATGGAGAGAACCGATCTGATTCTGCACGAATCTCCAGCTGTAATCAAGCACTTGGAGATTTTGCAAGGGATTATATCAAGAATGGCAGGAAATAGTGCATCTTGCAAAACATGGGCTTTAACAATCATCACAGGCATAATTGCCTTTTCGATTCAAAATCAAAGTATACCAATCTGGACTAGCCTTATCCCAGCTATTATGTTCCTTGCACTGGATGTTTTTTACCTTGGATTGGAAATCAAGTTCAGGGACTTGCAGAAAGTATTCGTTCAAAAGTTATCCTCAAATACGCTTACTCCTGGTGACATTTATATGTTCGAAAATGACAGTTCATCCCACATTCACCTTAAATACATTTGGGGTGGTATTAGGTCATTTTCTACCTCATTCTTCTATTTTCCTATTGTAACGCTAATTGCTGTGTTGTGGATTATTGGTTTCTGATTCCAGGGAGATAAACATGCCTAAAAGACAAGTATTTTACAGCTTTCACTATGCTAATGACGTTTTTAGAGTACAGCTTATTAGGAACATTGGTGTTATCGAAGATAATAAGCCCGTTTCAGAGAATAGTTGGGAGGATGTGAAGAGAAAGGGGGATGAAGGCATAAAGAAATGGATTAATGACAATATGTACTACCGCTCATGTGTTATAGTTCTTATCGGAGCAGAAACAGCTACCCGCAAATGGGTCAGGTATGAAATTAAAAAGGCATGGGTAGACAAAAAAGGGTTGCTGGGTATCTATATTCATAACCTGAATTGTCCTAGAAACGGAACATGCTCGAAGGGAGATAATCCTTTTGACCATTTTACCTTTCAAGATGGAACTAAACTATCAAGCAAAGTGAAATGCTATAATCCCAATCCTAATGCTCCATACAAAGATATCAGAGACAATCTGGAAGCATGGGTTGAAGAAGCCATTCAAGCTTCATATAGGAGGTGATGGTGTATAGAGGATTTAACGTAAAAAATATTACGTTTAATGGCAATTATATTGATATTGGATTGCACCAACAAAAACAATATAAAACAATCATAGATAAAACTCTGGATAGCTTCATACTTGACAGTGGTAATTTGGACGGATCGAAAATGCAGAGTGACTGGTTTCCAACAATTGATGCTGATATCTTTGTCTCTCATTCTCATAAAAATATGGATTTAGCATTAAGTTTTGCCGGTTGGTTAAAAGATAGGTTTGGTTTATCAACTTTTATTGACTCAAGTGTTTGGGGTTATTCCAATGATTTACTAAAGAAAATTGACGATAAATACTGCACAAGAATAACAGATGGTCTTTATGATTACGAAAAACTAAAAGCTTCTTCAAGTCATGTTCACATGATGCTCGCTAGTGCACTAACAATGATGATTAATAAAGCAGAATGCTTGTTCTTCTTGAACACCCCTAGTTCCTTATCTGTAGATAATATTAAGCAAAAAACAATGTCACCTTGGATATATTTTGAGTTAACGACTAGCAGGTTTATCAGAAAACCTATTCCAGAAAGGAGAATTCAAAAGGTAATAACAGAAGCATACGCTATCATCAAAAAAGCTGAATTGAACATAGAATACACAGTTGATTTTTCGGACTTTATCACATTAGGTGCAGATGAACTCAAAGCGTGGTCTAACGGTATTGGCATAAAAGGGATTGAAACTTTAGATAAATTGTATGAGCTACATCCTTTACACTAATCTTTAATTAGACTATTGTAGTCGTCGTCCTGCACTTCCAATGAAATGGTGGGAACGGAGTATGTGCTCCAGATACGCCTACCGGGTTCATCTCTGAGTCGTATTCGATCTGATCGTCTTTGATCCAGGGTGCGAGTGCTTTGATGTAGTCTCTGGCATCATCCAGGCTGCTGGATTTGGTATCCAGAGCCATGAGATTATCCATCACTTCGATTGCATCGTTTAGGGGATAGATCTTATCCTGGGCAGCCAGTGCCCGGCAGATGTCACTGGTGCGGTCATCCAGGATCACCACGAGCTTGTAGTATCTGGCTTTGGCTTTCTTGTATCCCTGCAGCCTTCCGAACTCTCTGATTCTGAGTGCTGTGTGCTCAGCCAGTCCTTGCCAGTAGCTGGATGATCTATTGGCAATGTCATTGAACTGGTCTTTGAGAGTCTTGGCAAGCATCTCTTTGGTATAACCTTGCTCAATAGCTTTGGAGAGGGTATCTGCGAAGTTCTGACGTACATCAGCCTCGAAGTGATTCCCGATCCAGAACAACTGCTGCTTCTGAATGGTGGATGAGAGATGTTGATCTTCAATGCCCCAGAGTCCGATTGATGTCTTGGATGGTGCTTGCACTTGGGTGTCTCTCAGACCGAGACGCACACAGCGGTCTATTATCGCTTTGGTGGGCTCATTGACCAGTGCTGCGAAGTCATCTCCCAACTGAGTATTGATGATGCCCATAAGCTTATCTATGGAGTCCTTGTTGAGCTTCTCGGCTCTTGGCATGTCACTCAGCATCTGGATGGCAAGCCTGGCAGCATCCTTGATCTCGGTCTTCCAGGCATTATTGAGAACCCGGTAATAATCAAGCATGAGCTTATCGTAGTAGTTCATCAGAAGGAGAACCTCCGGACCTTAACTCTGTTCCTGCCTAAATCATATTCTGAGAACCGTTCCAGGCATCCTGCCAGAGCATCACAGCCATCGATATATCCATCAGGGTAGGTGAGGAACTGGCTGATGAGAGTGGGAGTATCCTGTCCCTCCGGAAAGAGCACCTTGGCTGTCTCAATGATGGTCTCTGTCCTTTCTATTCTCAGGTTCTTGTTATCCTTGTTATCTATCCGCTTGATCCTATGCGATATTGGAGGCAGATGGTTGTCTTGTGCCCACCTGTCGAAATCAGCCAGGATTCGTGCCTGCCCATAGGTAGTTTCACAGGCAGCTCTGGCTTTGACTCTATATGTTCGATCAAGCTCCTGATAGGCATCATAGTAGTATCTGAAGAACTTGGTGTTCTCGGTTTGCCTTATCCAGGCATGGATCACGTAGAAACGATTACCATCATAGCCAATGGAGATGATGGCCTTGAAGCAGCCCTTCTCTCCCCAGGCTGGATCGGCATAGATCCAGACCCGCTTCATCTGGGATGGCTCTGGTAGAGATCTATACTTGGTGAACCAGTGGTTCTTGAAGATGTTACCTTCGATTACCGGCTGCCCAAGCATCTCTCTTTGATAACCGGTATGTCCGAACTTGGCTCGCAGGTTTGGCAGAGTTGCTGTGGGGTATTGAGCCTCCCAAGTGGACTTACCATGCTGATCTTCGAGAGAGAAGCGCAAAATCGCTTTCTGGTGCGTTTTCAGAACCGATTGGTATCCCAAGTCCAAATCTGGATTATCGGCCCGCATTTCGCCTAATATGAGTTCCTGAAATTGGCAAATGGAGTAATTTGGATGTACCAGGTTACCGAGCCAGACGATCTTGCCATTTCCCTCCGGTGAGAGAGCTCCGGCAAGTTCCTGGGTAATCTTCTCCATGCGTCTCTTACCGATGGACTGGTTACCCATATTCTCTTCTTTATCGATGTCATCACAGACGATCATTCCGGGTCGCTTGGCAGTCTTGGGATTGATAGTCCCTCTATGACTCTGCTTGATGCTTCTGGCTCTGATCCTGGCTTTGTTCTTGAGATAGAAGTCCAGATCAAAGGCATCCACAGGTTGCAGCTCCGGATAGTCGATGGTGAGCCGCTTGTTGTTCTGCAGCTCATGCAGAGTGAAAGCGGTGCGCTCTTGAGCCAGATCTATGTCTGCTGCAGTATGGATTACGTAGCGTTCACCTTTGATAATCATCCAGATCGGATAGACCACTCCCATGAGAACCGTTTTGCCCAGCCCACGAAAACCAGTGATGGCGATAATGCCTGAGCCCTTATCAGTCTCATCGAACATGGTCTCGTGCGCTGGGCAAAAAGGTAGCGGGAAGATATGCGGGAAATAGGTATGGCAGAAGAACGAGAAGGCGTCCCATCCCTCTGATGTGGTGCGCCTTATCCGCTCAGTCTTGGCTTCAGGATTATCGTCTATAAAAGGCAAGACGGAGATCGTTTTGGATGCGATCTCCGTCAGAGCCTTGTTATGCCGCTGAATGAACTTCTTAGGCATAACCGGGTATCACCCCAACCCCCAGCAAGCTGTTGGTTGGGGACCCCGAGTTTCCGGAAGGATCAGCGGAGCCGAGGGGATCGGCTCCGCTGTCAGGCAGGCAGGATGTCGTGGAGCAGGAGGAAGCAGCTCCACTCGTTGGAGGGTAGGCAGGATGGGTATGTAGGTGTGTTTGGAGGCAACCATGTCCGTGGCTGTAAATCTATCCATTTCTGATCCTCAAGTACTCGGCCAGGTCTATCACGATGCTTTGGAACTGCTTAAGCTGGGTCTCGTGACCTCTTTCAATCATGAAGTCGGTCACCTGATCAAGGAAACGAACAATGTAGTCATTGAGCTCCTTTGATGGCACCGCGTCCTTCTGATTCTGCTTGATGAGTGAGACCAGGCTCTGCAGAGCGGTATCGGCAGGATTCTTGGCATACTCACGTAGTGCTTGGATGAGAGCCTTCTTGCGAGCCAAGTTGATCTCATGGTCAAGCTTACGCTCTTCCTTGAACATCTCGTCCCACTTACCTGACTTGATCCACTTGCGGACGGTGATATCGGATACTCCGAAGATCACCGCCAACTCAGTGGGTTCGGTTTTGCCGTTCAGATAGGCTTCTTTGCAGTTATCCCGCTTGATGCGGAACTCAATGGAGTTACTCATACTCGGGTTTGACCTGGTTCTTGAGGACATATTGGTTAAGGTCTTTTCCGGAGCAGCGCAGCTGTCCGTTTTCAGTTGTGCGAAATGCTCGCAGAGGGTTGGCAATGTCTCTAATCCAACGATAGACGGTTTTCCTGCTCACTCGGAGAGCGGTGGCTACTTCGTCCGGTCGGTAATTGCGATTGACGTCGAATACTTTCATTGGCTCCTCTGCTGTTATCGTTTCTATGGATGCCATGTTTCAATCTCCCTTGCTTTGATCAAATCAGGATGGGCTACCATGAGACAGTATCTACAGGGCACTGAAGTTCAGCACGATTCGGTTGTAGTTACCGGCTTCGTCTCTTACTGCGAAAGAGATGTACTGCTTGGTGGAAGTGACCAGGATGGCTTTATCGATCAGCTCCATCGCTTCCTTCCAGACTGGATCTTTGATCTTGTATCTGCGGAGAGCGAAGATACGGTAACGTGCTAATTGCCCTCGCTTATCTACTTGGAATGCTTCGTTGATGATAGCCTTGAGATTGTCACTGGAGTCGGCAGACCAGGCTTTGATGCACTCGTCTATCTTCTGCTTGGCGAGTTGCAGCTCAATGCCAAACTGAATCTTCTCCCTGAAACGCATCTCGATGCGATACTTCTCATCGAAGCTGATGAGCAGGGCATTGCCCTTCCATTCGAGGCCATTTCTGCGAGCAGCGTCGTTCAGATAGTTCTCGATGATCTGGATCATTTTCTGTTTGTCGGATAGAATACGTTCTTGCAGTTTGATGGCGCAGTCCATCGCTTTCTTGACTGCGGCGTCCTTTTCCACTATTTCGGTGTGCAGCACCTTCACAGGGATTTCCCTACCTTGAGCATCGGTTAAGGTGCGTTCTTTGACTGGCTTGCTCGCTTTACTCATTTGAATCCTCCTTAGGATCGCTTTGTTTATTTGGTGATTGATTGATCTCTTGTTTCTTGATGTAGGACTGGAACATAGCGATAACCGCTCTGCGCTCCTTCTTGTTGAGCAGGTTCCAGTGGCTTTTGGAATAGTGACTGATCGTGAATGCCCGCAGCTGGGACTCGGTCCAGCCGGCTTGCTTCATCAGTGCATGCATGTACTTGCCCTGTTTATCGTAGTTGTATTCGAGGGGTCTGCCATGTCTGCGGTACTTCAACATAATGGCTTTGAACTCGAGCAGCTTATCTTCGGATAGGGCTCTGAGCGAATCGCCATAGCCCATACCATTCATGATGAACTTGAAGGCGTCCATCGGCCAGTGGAACTTCTTGACCCGCAGGCCATGTATCTCTTGGCGTAGTTTTCGTTCTCTCAGTTCCTTATCCATAGAATGCCCCCGATTGGCTGATCTTACAGTGCTTGCTGTGATTGTTGATCCGTGCGCTTCTTAGTTTGGTAAGGCGCTCTTGGCTTGGGTGGCATCCCGGCCTTGCTACGCAGTTCACCCAGGATGCCCTTGATCACAATCGATCCCACCATGGGGATTTTCTGGGGTTCTAATACGCAGTATCCGCTCTGATCGATGCCGATCACCTTAACCGAGGCCATCGCTTCCAGATAGAGGTATATCCACTGCCTGCTACGTCCATAGATATCAGCCAGTTGACGGATGCTGCGTATCTTCTGGCTGGCGATCACCTTAAGCAGTTTACTACACTCCATCTTACTGAAGTCCAACTTCTGCGAGTGCGTATTAACCAGCTTGAAGTCGTAGCGATGGGCATAGACATAGATCTCTTGATCTTTGCAGATACACTTGATGTTGCCTTCGGCAAGCATCGTGCGCATCACCTCGTTGACGATATCTAGGGGAGCGTCCGTCATCTCGCAGACCAGTTTCTGGTTGAAGGGACGTCGGAACTGGAGCATGAAGCGGCGTACCAGATCTTGCTGTGTCATAAGGCCTCCCTCAGCACCAGCTCAGATAAGGGGGTTTCTTTGTCAGTGCGGGTTTCCAGCATATGCATGACCTTCATGGCCTGCCGCAGGTTGCCCTTGCTGTAGTTCCAGACAAAGTCTGTGGTGGTCTTATCGACCGGATCGGTCATCACTTTCTTGGTGACTTTCATAATATCCTCCTTGGTATTATCTTGGAATTCGTAGAAGTAGTTGCAGCGGTCAAAGTAATGGGAATCGATACGGGATAGCTTATCCTTTGCTTCCTGCATCCCGATCAGCAGGATCACTGCCAGAGTCTCGTCAGCCAAGTCCCGGATCGAACCTAGCAGTTCGTAATAGCGGAAGGCATAGTCGATCTCATCGATGATGACCACCGCGTCCTGCTGTTCACACAGGACTTGGACACACTGCTTGAACAGCGTGTTGGTCGATCCATGCGGGATGTAATCGCCATAGCCATAGTTACGGTATAAGCTGCTTAGCAGTTCCTTGGCGAAGGTCTTGGGAGTTGATGTAGCCTCCAAGCGCAGGTATGTATAACCATTGCGAAAGGCCGTTCTGGTGGCGAAGGTGGTCTTACCCAGTCCCGGTTTGCCATAAAGCATGCCCAACCCGACGATCTCCTGCTTGGGTCTAGTGAGCAGGAAGTCGATGCACTGCTGGGCTCTGATCACATTGACGGTTTGGATGAGTTTTCCTTGTTCCATGATTATTTCCTCTCTACTCCGATCCGGTTCAACATCTCTTTCAGGCTGATATCCGACTGGGGATGTTTAGCCTGGCTATCACTATCATCTTTGGTCTGCTCCTGGATTATCTCCGCCTCCAGCATCGCCATCTCTTCCAGAGGCTCCGGAACTTCCTGAGCTACCTGATTCTGCTCGTGGATGACTATCTGCTCCAGTCTGGCTATCTCCTGCTCAGGACCCGGCTGGGGAGCTTCCAGCATGGGCGGTTGAATGAAGGTGGGGTTCGCAGTGGACATCAGCAGTGGCCTGACCAGGTTCTCGACTACATCCGAGCTATGGCGGACGGTGAGTTTGGTGCGCTTCTCGATCTGCTTGTGATAGCGTTTGATCTCCCTGGACTCCTTGTTCAACTCGGCCTGGGAGATGGGATTGCTCTTATCGAGATGCACGAAGGGGTTCTGCGACCTGCGAACCTCGGCTTGGCAGATAAAGTTGTCTTGCAGGTCATAGACTACGATCCAGCGCAGATCTGCCATATCGTAGCGGATAATGACTTCCTTGCCGATATGTTCCATCAGCTTCGTATCCCAGTACATCAGCTTGTTGAGGACGATACCGTTATTACGCAGGGTCTTGCGTTTCTCGGTCATCATCAGGAAGTTGAGTCGCTTGGCTTCGATTCTGCGTTCCGCTGGCGGCTTGACTGCGCTATACACCGACCAGGGGGTCTTGCCGCCCAGTCCGCTGTGAGGAGTCTCGCCATACATCTTACGGATATAGAACCCGATCATCTGCATGGCTTCTTCCAGAGTGGGAGGATTGGCTTCATACAACTTCTTTGCCCACTTCTCGTTGCGCATCAGCGTGGCAGGTTTATCGGCCACCGATGCTCCCCGGAAGCTGCTGATGAAGCGTTCGAACTGCTCCTGGAAGGTCTTGAAGAAGCGCTCGATGATCTTGGCTTTGGCATTGTAACTTTCTGCGAAGGCCACTTCGATGCCCAGCCTGGGGAATATTCCCGCAAGGTCACTGGTGAGGTCATGATCCTGCCATTTCTCATTGAACAGTTTAGATCGGAAGGCCTTGCCGTTATCGAGATAGACGTACTTGGGAACTCCACCCCAGTTGAGGATGGCATTTCTGAAGGCGATCTGGATGTGTTGGCTGTCTTCAGTAAAGGCGAGCGTGGCTCCCACCGGATAGCGGCTTGCCCAGTCAAAGACCATGATCATTGTCATGCGTTGGGCTTTCCCGGTCTTGGGATTGATAATATCGAAGGCGAGGGTATGACCATCGGCTACCCAGACCTGACCCACTTTCAGTAGCTCATTATCCCGTTTGATGGTCTTGACTATCTCTTCCGCCACTGCCTTGCTACCCTGCCTGGCCTGAGTCCAGACGGCAGGATTGTTCCGCATGTAGTCTTCGCACCAGCGTCTCAGGGTCGGTATTGAACTGGGAGACTCCAAGGAACCCAGCCTGGCATAGCTCTTGAGGGTCACGATGGCAGAGCCGATCTTGATCTTCTGCGGCGAGAGCAGCAGCTTCATTAGGAAGTGCTGTTCCAGATAGGTAACCTTGCGGCCTCGAAGCTGGTTCTTGCTCTTGTGGATCAAGGCGAACATATCCCGGTTGCTTTCGGTGTACTTCTCCACCCATAACCTCAGAGTACGTTCCTGGCGAAGTCCCTTGATCGTTTTCAACTCGGGCACCAGGAGCCCTTCATTGTACTCCTTGGCGATCAGCTTCCACTCTTCCAGCTTGGCTTCCGTCTCTGCCAGGCGATTTAGAACCGTCTCGCAGAACTGGGAGTGGAGTTGAGCCTCGACCATGCAACTGAGCAGTTCCTTACTCTCCGGCTCCAGATTCAAGCTGGCGGCTTCGATCTGCTCAGAGATCGTTACCGGCTCGATAGCCTGTGGTTCCTCTACCTTATATATAGGAGAGGCGATCTCAGTTGCAGATGGTGCTTCCTGTACATTTTCGATTGGAGCAGGCTTGATTCTGCCGACCACCTTCGCTTTTATCTCCGTTTGGATAGTTTTATCTGATCCAGTGGCATACTTCGTGAACTTGATCGGGACTCCGGACTTGATTAGTTCCGCTATCCTCCGGCAGTCTGCGTCATATTCTGCTCTGTCATACTGGCCGATGATCTCTTCCAGTGTTTCCATTATTCCTCCTTATCTCCTACTTTGATGTATGCTGTGACGAACCGGCAGTCCCGTTTATCGGAGCCCATATTCATGAGTTCCCGATCCAGGCAGACTCCATGCTGGTTCTTGCTCTTGCAGTCAGCTATCTCCAGATCGAGAAGCTCACCTGCCGCCAGAACGAAGGTCTTGGTGGTATGGCTCTTCCCGCTGGGCACCAATCTGTTGACCGCAGGCAGGTTTCCTTCTTTCACCAGTCTGCGGATCGTCTTGATCGACTTGCCTGTCAGTTCCGCTACCCGTGCAAGGGGCAGCCAGATCATCGTAAAATCTCTCTCCATTTCATATCCTTCCCATGATATCCGATTACCTGTAATTGGACTTGGACAAATTGAAGGTGCCGGACCTGGACTTGGACATGGACATTCCCCTGGACTTGGACATGGACTTGGACATTTTCCGTAGCACTTGGACACAATTTCGCACAAAGAATGGATATTGTGCCCGGATGCTATGCGCAGTGAGAGCTTGAAGCCATTTTGTCCAAGTCCGAGTGGATATGGTTGGACTTGGACATTCTGCACTTGGCAGGCTTCGCAGCTCGACTTTTTGCACTGTTTCGCGGTCATTTTCACCTCTCTGGTTAGTTTTAACATGGTGCTAAGTACCTTGCATCCAATATCTTGGGAAGTCCTTTCTGCAGTCCAGCGGATTTTTCCGGCACTTTTCTGAAGGGTGCCAAACTTGCCGGCACGAATGCCATTGGGATAGACCCCCTCCGAAAATAATCATTGACACAACTATACGGCTATATATTGATGTTCTGAGTTCACTATAAATCCGTATGGAAATATGTCAATGGCAAATTGAACAATGGAGGTATTATGGCAGCCCCAGAGGTTGGACAACGATTGGCTATGCTGATGAAGAGTATGAAGTTAAAAAACTATCAGTTCGCCAAAAAATATGGCATCTCGGCCGCCTCGTTATCGAGGTATAAGGCCGGAGAACGCTACCCAGATCCCGAACTTTTACTCAAGTTATCCGAGTCCGAAGTGAATGTAAATTGGCTTCTGACTGGCAAGGGTACGACCCGGATCGTGCAGGATTTTGATGGTTGGATGAAGGAGAGATTGGAGGAGAAACTCAAGGTAGTCGACAGCAAGACCGGGCTAATCCAAGCCCCTACAATAGATTACACCCGCACCGTGAACCTCACGATTATCGGCGATATTTCCGCCGGACCCAGAGAGGACATCATAGACTGCCGGGATTTAGGCGAGAATCTTGAGCTCCCTCGTTCCTTGCTCCCCGGGCATACTGATAAGTATATGGCATTTAGAGTAAATGGACACAGTATGGAACCCAATATCCTGCATGAGGACATTGTGGTCATCAAACAGGAGCTGGATTGGGAAATTGCCAATGAAAGGGTCTGTGCGATCAGAGCCGACGATGGAGTTACTCTTAAGAAAGTGGAACTTGATCCCACCAATAGACGTATTATTTTACAGCCATTTAATTTAGACTACAAGGTCCAGATTATAGACTCAGATCAGGGTCTCGAAGCATTTTTGATTGGAGTTTTGTCACTTCAGTTGCGGCTTTTCTAAATCGGTATTTTGGGCTGGAGCTGGCGGATGTCCAACTCCAGTCCAAAATCAGCCCTATTTGCAATTATTACTGATACAAAGACGTCCAGAAACGTCCAAAACAGCCGATGTCCAAGTCCAAACCTAGTCCGTCATATCTCCCCACCTCATAAAGCGTTATCCCCACTTGTCCAAGTGAGACGGGCTTGCAACTTTGGGTGAGAGTTTATAGAGATTTTGCAACAGATGGTTTGACAGGAGGTTGAACACTGGCTTAAATCCCTTTCAGGGTGAGGCCTTCCCAGGGTTTTTTGAGGGTGTAGGCCATCACCAGGCGCTCTTTGCCACAGAGGCCGTCGGGAACGATGTCCGCGTAAGCGTCCAAAACCAGATAGTGCCTGAAAGGCAAGCCGGTGAGGCGGCAACATTCCTCCAGAATTTCGATGCCCTCCTGTATCACTTCCGGGGTGGTGTGTTCCATCAGGTTGTTGTTGCAGACGAACTCCGTTATCTTCAGTTTGGA